TCCGTATTTAGTCTTTGCATACATTTTTGACATGTCTCTCATTATAGGATATGGAGAAACGTTCAAACTGTTAAGCTAACGCATACTTGGCGCAAGCATCTGATTTGGCGTTATGAAATTATATCTGTTTACTGGTTCGTATGACTTTACCAATTGATCAATTCCTGCTCCAATTCCAGCCAATGTTGTTATTGTATTATCTGTTCCAGATACATCTATTTTTCTTCCAGGATTAAATTTAGGAAGTTTTCCATTCTTGTACCCATTCATCTTATTTGCAATTCTTGCCGGTATTATTTCAGTGAGATTGTCTATATGCAATGGATATGTATCTGTACCTGATTTATGTTTAGGAAGACGGCTTTCTGCTATTATATCTCCATCTGGAGACCATTGGCGGAGTATCTCTCCTCCATCTCCCCATGCGTTTTGGTCCGCATATATCAATCCAAATGGACTTCTTACACGTTTACCGTCATTAAATTTAGGCATTTTTCCACATGAGAATCTAAGCATTTGCTGATGCGGCAATAAATTATAATCAGAATACATTTGCTATATACCTTGAGTACCTGCAATAGATCTATTATACGCGTTTTCACGCTGTGCAATAGCACGAGCTTCGTCTTGTGCCTCAAGTTCACGACGCCTAGCTACTTCTTGACCTATTGTTCCTCCTATTAGTCCAGCAACACCCAAACCAATACCTAAACCCTATCCCAAACTGAATTTAGGAAGTTTTCCGTTCTTTGCTTTAAATAAGTTTCCACCAAAACCAGAACCTGCGTTATATCCAGATATACCGGTCTATAATATTTTGTTCCAAGAGCGAAGCCCTACGTTTTTATCTAACATGTTTGTATCTATTGTTTTTGTCTAATACGGCACTCCATATCTATACGATGTACCGGTGATTGTATTATTCAACACATCGTTTTTATCGTATGCAGGCTAAAACGAATTATATAAATCTGCACCAAATTTAACAATACTTGGAGCACCTTCTAAATTCAATTTCTTTTCTTGCGGTATATACGGATCTTTTTGTTCTCCTGGTACAAGCGGATTTGGATTATTTGCATACGGATCGTCTTTATATACAGAAGGATCAGCCCAAAGAGACGTATTTCCATTTCTGGATTGCATTAACATTTTATACAAATCACTGCCTTCATGAAATCCAGGAAGAGATTTGGTGTTGTTTATGTATTTTTTATTCTTTAACTCCATGACATTCTATATTTAGTAATTATATATTGCAATGAGAAGTCATTGGAGTTACTACTCGACTTAAGCTCACATTGCATTGTTTTTCCTCGCATTCTACCTCCAAAAATATCATTATTATTCCGAGGTATATCTAAACGGAAGTCGTATTCTCTATTTGTTATTAAGTTTCTACCAGAACCAGTACTGTGCTGTTTTAATGGCGTATCAAAAGTAAAAGTAAGATTATCCAGTCCTTCGTCTCCACCGTATATACGTCCTCCGAAGGTAGAAATATCAAACACTTTTACCAACGAACTATTTTTATTTATTACATAACGTAATAGTGGTAATGCTGCATTTCCAAATAGTACACAATTGTCGTTGTCTGCATTCCAATGGTATATACTATTGCTGTCTGTAATTATTACAGTATTGTCTACAACCGCTCTATATATTGGTGTAAATGTATATGTTGATGTAAATGCCTATATTTGTTCATTATATACAAGAGATTTAGTTCCTACAACACTTGATATAAGTTCGTTAAACTTATTATCGTATACAAGAGACGGATGGTTTTTCTCACCGCGTTCGTTTATATAATTTGTTACGTTTTTAATCTTTGTAAGAGGAACTAATTCTGCGCCACCACCATATGCTAGTATCTCTTTTCGTATTCCATCCCAGAAATACTATGTAGTATTAGACTGTATTTCTGCTTCATATTGATTCTTTTTCATACCGTATATGGTAGAAACATAATCAAATCTTTGTAAAGTAGATCCTGTTCCTAATACAAGTTGGTTATCATCAACATCATTTACAACAGTACGCTCATTTACACTAGCTACACCAAATGCATCTTTCTACCAATATAAAAGCTTATCTTTAAATAGACGCATGTTTGTTATCTCTCCAAATCTACTATCTACGTCTATATAATTATTGGCTTTAAATGTACCCCAACTATCAATCTATTCGTTATTTGATTTCTTATCGGAATGATGTATTCTTGTATCGAACGTTCCGCTATCAATTCTGGTGTAATTTATATTAGAATATGATATAACGTACGGTTCAGATCCATATGCAGTATTATATAGATACATGTCGTGCTCTTGAACGTATTGATCCATTTCGCCAGCAAGATATCTAGCATAATAATACTTACTTGACGATTGCACTCTTGTATATACAGATCCACATGTTGCCCTTAGATTTATATCAGACTCAAGTGGTACGAAATATACAACCATCGACTTATTTGCGATTGGAAACAGTTCGCCATTAAAAGCATGTTCAGACATGTATACAAACACTCCTGGAAAACAGTCACCGTCGTATACAGTGATCCTATTCTGATTCTTTAATCTATAATTTCCGTGAGAATAATATTCTGGACCGTTTTGCTTATATGATTCCGGCCCATTGTACGGATACGCGCTTTTCTTTAGATTCGAAACCGTTATCGGAGCTACAACATAATCCTAAGGACCTTGCGACAATACAGGATTTCTCTCTTCGTTTAATTTAAATATTACACATTTTCCAACAGCACCGTTTGGATTATTTACGTAAAAATAATGTGTATGGTTATATCTATCAGATTCATCGTCTGCGTATGTGTCATATACTTCAACTGGATATGATCTTGTCCAATTTACGTTTGGTAAAGCTGTCCATCCATAAAACGATTTTCCTCCTATTGGGGTAACAGAATCCAACCATAATGGTGTTTTGTTTGTATCAAAAAACTGATTTGGATCTGCAACATCTGGAAAAGACATTTCCTATATTTTAGACGTTTGCTAAGATATACCAACTTCTCTAGAAGCTACAATATGTGTTATAGCTGTATTATTAAAACCGTGTGTCTCTAAATAATGTCCACTCCGTTCTCCAAGTCTTACATGACATTCATCATATCTACCGACAGCCTAATCGGACTTTATAAACAAAGAATGATCGTTGTTTCCGAATCCTCCGATTGTATCAAACTATCTAGCTCCTGTACAACTATATAAATCTCCGTCGTCATAATTATAAGCAATAGAACTTAGTGGATTATAATAAGATGTAACGTCTTTTATATACAAAGACGATTTGTTCATCTTCATTATATCTTTCATATCATCTGACTAATACGCACATTCTGGAGAAGCATATATTGTATAATTACAATCTATGTCGAAGTCAGTTCCGCCAGTATTTTCCTATGATATAATACCAGTAGAAAAAAGAGATGTTTTATCTTTGTCAACAACAGGAATACCTATTATACCCTACGATATGGTAAACATATCGTCATACGAACGTTTGCATCTAACAATTTCGTATCCGTATATATTTGAATTCTGTGGTATATTTACATTAAACGTAACACCAATTATAGTAAACCACCAGCCAAGCATGTTCGAATCTTGCCAAACAGGTTTTGGATATTCAGCATATCGATTTAATTGCGAATCATATACAGACTATGGAACCATTATATCTGCGATCCACTATACGGAAGATTTTGTACCTCTATCGCTATAAAGTATGATTCCATATCTATATACTTCTCCGCGTCTTAAAGATACAACATCCTCTTCTATTACAGAACCTTTCTGATTATTTGTATAATCATAAATAGTATTATCTTTATCTACCAATACATCTTTTACAGAAAAATTCCAAGATACAATTGGTCCAGTACCTCCGCATTTATTTGAAACACCATCAGAGTCCATCCAATACATGCTATTAAACTACGATATGTCGGATGTTATACTAGGATCAAATTGTTTATTATAACTTCTCGTATTGGTATATCCTATAAAATCAGGAACGGTTCCTTCAAAATCTCCCCAGCTATATGATCTAAAATCAAGTCCTTCTACTTCTTTATCGAAGAAATCCTATTCGTATTTTATATTTCCAGCAAACAAAAAATCTTCTTTAGATTCTATGACTTTAGGAATTATTCTAAGTTGAGTTGCTGATAAAAACTCTGTATCTGAAGATACTTCTACATCGTTACCTCTATCTGTAAATGAGTTAATAACAGGACCATCGTATATTAATGCAACAGACGGTGCCTATCCCAATATCACATAATTTATTCTATATATCTGTAATCTTTCAAACGAAACGACATTCTGCGGTATTGTTATATTAACAGCTTTGTTTGAATATTCCTCTTTATTATATCCTTCATTTTCGGTTTTATATATAGAACAAATGTTGCTTAAGGGTGACGTTGTGCTTGCAGGTTCTCCTATATTATATAACCGGTACGCGTATTGAACTCGTGCGGATTGTATATTTCCTCCATATATTATATTTATTGACGGTGCCTACAAAGGAACTGTCATGTATGGTGCAATATCCTCAATATTATTATCTCTATCTGGTACAATATAATCTCTTCTAGCTAAATTAACACATATGACTCTGTGTACACCGTCTGCTATATAAAGTTTTATATTATTGTCAGATTCCCATCTTGTCACTAAACTAAAATGAGGTTTTGTCTCTCCCGTCTGTATAAAATCACTGTACGGAAGGTTTTTTACTATTGTTTCCCAAGAATAACCTTTATCTTCACTTACTTTTATTGATATTCCAGATTCTTTGACAATGGCTATAAGTTTGTCTCTTATGGCAGTCATTGCCAATATATCTCCGAAGTTTTCATATACAGTCGACGTTCCGTCTACTGTTCTTAATTCTCCACTATTACTATCTGTATTAGTAACAAGTCTAAGGTTTTCTGCATACCGATACTGACTACTATCAATCAACGCGTCAGACACGTCGGTATTCATGCCTTTCATGAAAGTATTTATTTGTTGATTGTCATTAATATCCATAATAGTAGTCGTTATAAGTTAATTGTTCTTTTCCAATATTCTTAAAGAATGTATCATCTCCGTCCCAATCGGGGATAAGCTTATTCCAATCATTCTTTATATTCTGCATATCATCAGGCGTTGGCATCATACATTCTGCGTATGCCTGATTTCTATAAAAGTTCCACTGTTGCTGTGTATAATAGTATGTCTATTGTGCGTATTTCTGTGCATATTTAGGACTACTAGTAGTGAGTTTACCACTCATAAATTTAGGGAACGTAAGTTTCATTACAACATACCAGTAAACTGCTTCCTAGAATGAAGGGAGGTCTGGAATAAGAGGATAACCTCTCTCATCTACTGCTATAGCTTTATATGAAAGCCGTATGAATCCGTATCTCTTATTTGTTACAATCCAACCAGGTTTAATGAAATACTCAGGCTTATCTAAGTGATTTGGCAACCATTTGTTTGCATACCTCATTCCATTATACATGTACAGTTGATGCTACGAAGTAGGCAACTTATACATCATCGGCTGGTGTGGAGGAGGTGGCATTGGCATAGGATCTGGTACAATAGCAGGTTCCTATATTGCCAAATTAGCTGGATCGTGCATAACAGTAGCTGTTGGATGCGGGTGTGGATGAGGATGTTGCTTAGACTTAAATATCCTTGTCATTGTACTCATCGGCTACCAGTGCACTCCATCTTTACTATATGCTACACCATCCAGAGACACTAAATCTTCTGGGATAGGAACCTAGTAGTCTTGTATCTTTAGAATAGGTAAATCATCTGTCCCAGATTCTCTTGTGATATACTACATAGGAGCACCAATCTTTTCCACGGCTTCAAAAATCCACTCTCGTATATCTGTAGTACGTTGTTTCGCTTCTGTGGAATCCAAATCAGCCATGATTTTTGCTATGACTGATTCACACTTTGTATATTTGTATATCATTTATATCTATATAATCGTGTTTATTAAATATTAGTTGAGCTAATCTGCGTTTATTCTATCTTACTAAACATAACTGATACTTGTATCTATCAGGGAATGTTCTTGGTATCTTAGACCAGTATAGTCTATATTTATACCCATTAGAATGTTCATTCAAGTGATAGATGCGTTTATCATATTCTTTACTCGCTTTATAATCCACAGATAACGAATCTGGAGTAAGCGTCTTGGGTCTATATTTACCCACCTAAATAAAACCTAGCCCATAAGGCATTTTAAAGCCGTCTGAGCGCTCTAACACGTATTCTAGAATAACTTTACACATCTCGTCTAAAATGCGCTTGTAGAGGCTGTAATCAACCTCTACGGGCATTGTACGATACATGTCTCTAAACGTTAGCGATTGTTTACTTCTCATCTTCCTTTGGTCCGTCAGGCTTTATACCGTCCAGCGTAGAGTTGTTATCATCATCGCTAGGTCTATTGAGCATAAATGCAAGCTCATTGTTCATTATAAGCTTTTTGATATCGGGAACCATCCATGTAGGAATCTGTATATCATCCTCGTCTGGATCTTCCACGCTATCTTCGTCTGCGTCATCTTCCGGCTTCTCATATACAGCTAGAACGTAGATATAATCAAGGAGTCCTTGATCCTATAAACCTTGTACATATACATGCTTATCGTCCATATAATAGGCAGTCAGTTCCCCAAACGTATACTTGCGGAAGTACTGATAGTGTCTACGAATATGATTCATATACTAAATATTCTCGCCGGCCTCATCGTGCACAGCAAGAATACTAGTCCATTTGTTTCCGTATATGTTTTCTAGAGTATCTTCGGTTTTTTTGGTAAACAAGTTTCTACCTTTATCCTCAGATTCTACAGGTATAAGCTTATGCTTAGTCTCCTTCAAAAATAAGAATTCACCGTCTATTAGATCGGTAATATCCATTCCAGCCTACTCCTTAGCTTCAACCTCATCCAGGTGTTTCTTCCACAGCATCCTGCGATAATGATCAATCCAGGCAGCTATGTGTGCTCTTGAGAAGTCCTCGCTTTCGCTTATATTACTATTTCTAGCTATGAGAAGTATATCATCAATAATCTCTCTAAGAGATGTTTTCTATGGTGAAATCTTGCTCATTTTATTTTGTTGTTGATTCAACTATTCTTATGTTATTGCTCTTAAGCAGCTCATTAGTATTATAGTTAACATACTTATGCTTTTCTACTTTCTTCCAATCCCATGTGAATAGCCTCTTTATGAAGTTCTTTTTGTTTTTATACTCTTTAGTAGTATAGATATATAAATACTGCTCATTCTGTATATCTAAGCCTATATTTACAGTATCTCTACCGATAGTATAGTAGACGGTAGTAAGATCATTATACTTTAAAGAATCAGTATAAGTAGTATCTTTTAGTATAGTTACTAAGTCACCCCCTACCCCCTTACTATCATTAACGTTTAAAACCTGAGATTGCGTTGCAGCAGTTAAAATAGATTTTGATTTAAGTTTTAACTTATTTCTTATACTATCTAACTTATGTAACGTAATATCGTTTTGTCTCTCTAATTCTTTTATGTCTAGCCTTAAAACATTATTAGCCTACTAGGAGCTATCTAATAACCCCTAATAGGCTTCAATGTTGTTCTGAGCCATTTCTAGCTCCTGTGACAGCTTTATATTGCTTCTGTGGGTATTTATACCCCACAACAGTAAAAACGCAACAGAAGCCACGCAAATGCCCTTAACGGCTGCTTTCCAGTGACTCTTCAGCCACAGGAGCATCGTCAGTATGTTCATCATCAAAATTTAGTTCTATTCCTGTGTAGTCCTCACCTTTCTTCCTGAGAAATTTACCGAGTAAACGCCAAGGACCCTTTGGATCAAGTGTATTTAAATTTTCTATAATGGACCAAATTTCAGTCAATGTTATAATTACGGCCGCACCTCCGGTAAGTAAAAATACTCCAGATTCATCAAATACAGCCCATTCGAGGCCATGCAATAAAGCTAATATTATTGCTTCATCTTTGATCTTTCTAAGCGTACCATCCCAGTTCTTACCGCTTTCAATTTTCTTTTTAAGTTTCCTAGCTACTTTCATTCCGTAGACCATATCTACGGTTGTAGTAACGAAACATATCGCCAACAGATACCATATAGGAGCAAAGTACGATACTACAGCAGAACCTATGCCAAGTAAAAACTTGCCTGTAGCACTACCGTTAACCATTGTATTTAATGTGTTAGCAATAGCCTATAGTGTATGTGATATGTGTTGTATCATAAATTAAGTAAATCTTCTCTTTGTTCCATCAGCGGCTTCGCCCATATCATATATATAGAACCATATATTGATAGTCTTAGCAACAACTATCTGTCCGTTATACGATCCGTATATAGTAAAATCTAAAGAATCTTTCCAATATGCTTCGCTTCCTGACTGTACTGATATTCTCCAGTTTCCACCATCCACAGTTTCTCCTGGTGAAAGTTCATACGGTCTAACAATAATTGTGTGATCCCACTAATTGTATCCTCCGCCCGGTTTGTGCCAATACCAGCACCCCATTTCACTTTGACCAACATCAAATGTCCATGTAAGATCGTTGTGGCTTACATTTACTCCATTTACAGTAGCAATAGGATCGTTATATGATAATTCTGTGCCGTTACTTGTATACATTGGTTCAAACCAAACATTCAATGGAATTCTAGGACCTGCAGGTCTCATCAAATAATCAGTACTTGTTTCATAGCCATTACTAGGATCTCCATGAGGAATACCTTGGCCAGCATCTGCAGTCTTCCACCCAACATCAGCAAGCATTACTACAGGTTGAACTGGAGGAGCATCTTCTGTAAACTGAGCAGTGAACGTAGTATCTCCATTTATTTGCGTAGAAGATACACTTGGACTCCATCCGGTAAACGTATGTCCAGATTTCGTCGGTGCACTTGGTTCTGTTGCATAACCACCATGCTCGACGCTTTGCGTGTCCCAAGTAGATCCTTCGGAAATAAATGTTACTGTGTGATACACTGTATCTGGAGTATATACAGGACTATATGTAACATCTCCAGTTGCATATCCTGTGTATCCGTTATTCCATGCACCAGTGTATCCAGCCTTAGAAGGTACACCAGGATCGTTCAGAGCTGCACCTGGTTCATAATAACCAGAAGATATTACGGTGCCGCCTTCATTTACAAATACAACATAATATTTTTTAGCTACTGCACTTACTGGAACCAATCTATTGCTTGCAAAGCTTGCCAACGGCCCTTCTTGAGCATGCCAAGTAATTGCAGTACTTTTGCATATGCACCTATTATTAGGTGTCAGAGAACAACCAAGTATCTGGTTTGCCTCTGAATAAGTCATCATTTTTTTCATAATCACATTGTCGAATCATAGAATCCAGCACCAGTAACAGTACTGCCAAACGTAGATGCTCCATTGACTACAATTCCGCGGCTTGCGTTGGTAGGAGTAAGTTGTCCATTTGAAAGTTTCCACAAACCTTCTAACGCAGTTACACGAGCTTCAAGAGCATTTAAGTTTGCATTCGTGGCATAGTTATTTTTAATGTTTGTTATCTGTCCACCAAAATCTGCATCTTCTAAGGCTTTGATCCTTGCTGTATTACTAGCAATAGATGCGCCATAGTTTGCATCTTCTAGTGCTTTAATTCTAGTAGTATTGCTGTTGATTGTACTATTCATTTGCGCAGCATCTGAGCTGTGCTGAATAATCCAATCCGCAATCTCCTTTAGAGTGTCAAACGATGCATCTGCACCAGCAACCAATTCTGCAATATATGTAGCAACAATATTTCTAACACTGTTGGTAACGCTAGCACTTCCGTTAAGCGTGTCAATCGCGTTCTTAATATTGAGACCATTTACTGTAAGATCACCTCCAACAGACAGATCTCTCTCTGCAGAAACATTACTTTTAAGTGTTGTTATACCATCTACACGAAGCGTTCCTTTTACCCACAGGTCATTTGATACATTCTCCAGTGCACCAACTCGTGACAAGAGGTTTGATAATTTACTATAAATATCAGTAACTGTTGGTCCTGTAGTATCACCAGAAATATAAAGGTCTCCTCCAATAGAAGTTGTTCCATCAGTATGAGATATTGCAACGACTCTCTTATTAATAACGTCTTGGAAGTTATTAACAAGTATAGAATCGCCAAAGTTACCGTCATACAATTGGAATGCATTCAAAAGAATATCGTTGTGGCTATCGTCCGAACTCGCAAGGTCTGTGTATATTTTAATATTCTTACCTTGTTTCATAATCACGAAATAGTTGAGTCATAAAATTCTGCACCAGTGACAGATCCTCCGAACGTAGACGCATTAGATACAGATATACCACGATTAGCCTTAGCAACAAGATTTGTGCCATTATCTGACCACAATCCCTCCAATGCTTGAATTCTAGCTGTCAATGCTGCGATAAGGTCTGAATGTTCGTTAACAATGTTTGTGATCGTATTTATATTTGCAAGTCCGGCAGGCAGAGCGCATGTTGTTGTGTGTCCATCGCCAAACGTAAGAACAAGGTGATCACCATCCAAAGCTACACCAATAACAGCCCTAGCTCTTGTTTCATACGTAGATGCTGCATCTGCAGATTTCAAGAACGTATTATCGGTCTATCTAGCTGTATAATAATCATCTGGGTCAAATATTTGATCTCCGTCTATTGTAGTAGGCTATTTTCCAGCTGCAGTATTCCAAGTTATAATAAGTTTACGGTTTTCCCATACAACGTTGTCAATCATTCCATCGATAACAAAGTCGTCAGCATCAACTGTAGAAATAGTAACGCCATTCTTATTCTTGAAATATATCGTACGATCTGACTTATTATAAACAGCATCGGCAATAAGATCATTGTTCATATCATCTGCAAGCTGATCTACCTTGTCATCAACGCCATCTATTTTATTATCCAGATTATCAATATCGCCTCCAAGCTCGTTGCCAAGATTGTTGATCATGTCTTCGAGCTCATCTTCACGATCAGTGGCACGCTGTGTTTCGTTATCAATCTTGCGGTTGAGTGTTTCTATATCAACCTCTTCTTTTTCTGCAAGATCTCCTATCTGTTGTGTTAAATTTGAATTATAGTTTACAATATCCTTTTCAAGCTTAACGATACGGCCAGACATGTCCGTGTTTTTCTTAGTCTCCTTTTGAAGCTTTTTAATCTCCTTTGTACATTTACAGTTGTCCCAACACGGGGTACAAGGTACAACAGGAAGAGTATCACCACTCAAAATGTCAACTTCGCCTCCGACAACAAAAGGATTATCGCAAACCTAATCAAACGGATTGCATTCGCAGCAACAGTTCTGCATTTCATTAAAACAATTTTCCATTTCCATAATCACGAAGCCATTTCTGAATCATAAAATCCGTGTGCAACAGCAGCACGACCGTTCTTAGCCTGTACTCTGCCTTCACCGTTAATCTCCCAAAGTATACCAGCTTCAAGTGCATTCAATCTGTTTATTATATCAGATAGATCTACTGGTTTGTATACGTCACCGTCTTTATAATACAAATCACCATCGATATAAAGATTACTTTTGATGTTTGTATTACCATCTACAACAAGCACGTACGGATTACCTTTAGATCCGTCTCTATTGCCGATTGTAGTAACTCCGCCATTTGTATCTGCATATGAAATAGCAGACAGACGTTTGTTGATCATGTCCTGGTAGTTTTCTATAGTATCCTAGTTCGGAAAAAACCTCCCATCGTACAGTTGATACGCATATGCAAGCGCATCATTATGAAAATCATTATCAACGCCTTTTGTTCCGTTTGACTTATTGGCGTCTAGTGTATGATTTAAAAGAGTTCCGTATACTCTAATTTCTTTATTTGCTTTCATTATGCGAATTTAATTTTAAATTTAATATCTCCAGATAAGATGGGAGCGGCGCTACGATAGCAGAAATAACCATCTTTGATCATATCGTCAGTCATATTTGTCATTGGAATTCTAAATCCAGATGACAGCTCTGCTACAATTTCATCGTCATCTTCTGTACCTTTGATATAATGAATCTTTCTTTGAGAAAATACCCACATATAATTGCCGCTCTTATTATTTGGAATAGAATATGTACCAGTAATTATCTTATATGTGCCTAAGAAATCATCATCAGATGTAATATTCTCAGGTTCAGACTCCGAACTAAATCCTATCTTAATAGTATCCATATATCTAACCGTAACCGTATACTCTGCAGGCGCAACTTTTCCATCAATGTCAGTTACTGTTATAGTAGCAGTAGCTTCGGCTCCGTCTATATCCTGTGCATACAAAGTACCATCTTTACCAACTTTTACAACGCTTTCGTCTGATGATTCAAACTTCAATTCTGTGAAATGCCAATCTACTGGATTATAAAGAACGGTAGTACCATCTTTAAGTACTACAAAAATATTATAATCAGCTCCGAGAGAATCGTATTCTCCAACGTGCATCACAGTATTACTAGCCATTGTATAATTTGAAGTGCCTGTATAGATGAGCGAGAACAAATCTTCTCTATCTCCAGTCGTATCTGGATATATTGTAATAGCTCCGGACTCTCCGGTTTCATCATCTACAAGCTCAAATACATCTCCTTTATCAATAGTGTATGTGCGAAGATTGTGACGCCCCCAACCCTATTCAAATACAGTAAGAATAACTACAAGTTTATATGTACCACACAGTTTCTATTGAACTGCAGGGAAGAAACAAGTGAGCGTATTCTTCTCATTTAATACTTGAGAGTCTGCAAGATAGTATGGAAGATACGGATCTGGATGCCTATGATCTTCGATAGTTCTTCCAAATATATCATACGGCTCTGGCTCCGGATGATGTGGTTCAGCACATGGAGGAAGTGGCGGATGATTTAAGCAATGCGGATCATGAATATGATCGTGCATAAAATGATCATGATAAGGCCAATGTCCAAAATGGTCATGATGAAAATGATGATCGAAAGGCCACCACGGTTCAAATCCACAACATGACGGCTTTGGTCTAGGACCATGCTATATATGGCAACAATGATCGTGAAAATGTTCTGGATGTAATCCAAATCCTCTATAACCAGGCCACCAATGGAAGTCGTGGAAATCCGGAGAGAATCTATCGTAATTACACATATTTGCAGGAAGCATGTGATAGCTTGGGAATCCAGCATTGTTGATATTGTGATGTGTCGGATGATAGAACTCCGGGAAACCTACTCTTAAGAATGGTTTGGGATGGATTTCATCTTTTTTTGGTCTAAACCAAGATGTATTGATCAGATAACATCTAAGTTGTTTGACATTAGACTAATCAAATTCGTCGATCTTATCAAACCCTGCTTCTGTGTTGGGTTCGATTTTAAGTTTAAGTCTAATGTCATTACCTATTCTAATCTTTCTCATATTGCAATATGTTAATAAAAAAGGCCACAGATGGGCGTTGCCCACCCGTAGCCAGTTTTATGTGTTTTGTTTTAATTAAGCAACAAAAGCGTCGAGAATATCCTTCAGGTCACCGAGCTGACCGGTGATTCCGTATACCTCGAGAGTCTGCTTTGTCTTACGCTGGATGTCATCAGCAGCGCGGTACATGTTCTCAAACTCGAGAGTAAGAGCATCGTACTGTGCACTGAGATCGGTCTCCATAGCGGGCTTGATAATGGGCCAAGTGCCCTCGCCACGGTTCAGGATACCCAGGTAACCCATAGCCCAAGACTCGCGGTCACGAACCAGTTTAGCTGAAGCAGGATACTGCTTGCCGGGAACCTTATCGATAGTTACGCCTTTGGGGAAATGCTTGTTCAGTGACTCCCATCCGTCTGCAGCAGGATCGGTGTAATAAACATTAGCATTGAAACGAACTTTGTTAGCAGGACTGATTGAGTCTACGCTGTCGTCATCGTCATAAGGCATAGCGGTCAGAATAACCTTGTTTGCAACAGAAGTATCGGCAGATACACGAGCGCGCTTCCACTCTTTGTTAATAATGCTACCAATATTAGCAGCAATAGTAGCAGGAGTATCGCCAACTTCAGTTACATACTCGTAAGATTCTGTCCACTTGCGATAACGGTGAGGCATGTCCTTAAACGTCAGACGAACGACGATGCGCTTTCCACCATCAGCAAGCTTGTTCAGGAGCAGTACATCGAGATTAGTGAAGTCAATAGTAACCTCATCTTCAGTGTCTGCAGCATAAGTCAGAGCGTTAAAGCTCTTAATATCAGCAGCCTTAATCTCGTTAGACCACTTAATAATCGGCTGGAAAACAGTGCTGCCATCAGGACGATGGAGAGCCATGTTCTTCTTGGTTACGATACCAACCTTAATGGTGTTGATATTGCCTGCGTTAGCAGCAGTAACCTCGTACAGCTTGTTCTGAGCAACGTCATGATCGCAGTTCATAATAATAAACTTGCCAGCGTCAGCAGAAGCAGTGTTCAAAGCAGATGCGAATGCAGGAGCAGCATCAAGTACAGCACCAGTAGTAAGATTGCTAACAAGTACAGTGTTTACGTAATTTACCATAATTTAAATTAATTTTTTCTACTCCCCCTATATTTCAATGTCTAGACCTAACTAGCTGGGGTTTCCACGTTAAAATTATTCTTGAGTATTTACTTCATTTACAATAGTACGGTATCTTGGGTCTGCTTGATTTTCTATATACATCTAAGCAGCCATTTTGATAATCTCGTACATCGTATGATCATCGAAATCCGTGTACTCATTTCGCGGATTATCGAGTGTTAATTCAGTAGGCTTCTTTAAGTAGCCTAAAGTATAGGATGAAATTGTATAATTCCCATCAGTAAGTAGATCACATCCACCTTCTTTTCTAATCCTAATAGGTCTTGCTTTATGATATTTGTAGTGAAAGTCAGTAAGACTGTTATTTATTCTATACATGAAGCTATCCCTAGTACACTCGAATACACAAGTGTTCATAGGGTGTCCTCCTTCTATAGAATCAATCACCACATCCTCATTAAGAGCATAAAGAAAATCGCTAGGATAAGAAACAGAAAATCTAACGAAGCTTGGATTTTCACTTTGTTCTTGTTGTAAGTCGTTCCAAGTTTGTTCTTTGAAAAGTTTGATAAGATCTTCTCTACGTTTTTCAGTTTGTTCATAGCCTGTCTTATGTATGAAGTCTCCGTTTGTTCTAAGCTTAATAAACTTAGCAACGGCCTGGTTTAACCAAAACAAAGAATCTTCAGTAGCAGGCTTATTTGCAGCATCATCAAGCTTATTTATTTCACGCTCAAAGTTCGCAATTACTTCAATATTTGTCATTCTTCAGCCTCCTATTTCTTTGGTTGTTGTTTTGGTTGTGTAGCGGTAAGGTGTCTTATATACAAATCGGTTGCCCCTGCGACAAGATCATTAAAACATTCCATTGGTAATTCACACGCAGTATCAGTAAGTATACTAAATTCTGCTGGTAATTTTATATATGTAATATCTACATCGTTTATTGTAGTATATTCATCATGGATTATTTTTATTTTACCTTGCTCAAGTACTGCAACAGGATTTCTAAGTATCCTGTGCTGATCGTACGCTTGATTAATTACGGAGTTTGCCTCAGGTTGTTTAACCAATACATTCGACACTTTAGCACTCAATACTGGGTTTTTATAATTACCAGTAATACTAGAGACAGAACGTACATATGCATAGTAGTCATCAGGTAGTGTAAATACTGTATTCCTAACGTCTGCTGAGTCGTCTGACGCGCCATTTAGAAGCGGCTTGTGTGTTGTTAAGGTTCGTAAAAGATCTTCGATTAGAACAGCTGTACGTGACCCAGAAGCCACATTGTCATTCTATCTATATAATTCATCTATATACTGTTTCTGGAATTGATTAAGAAACGCGTATATATCTTCAGTATCGATCTTATTTTCAAGTTTAAACGTAGGCAGAATGGTTTGAAGCCTGCGCTCAACTTCTATACCAAGTTGTCTTGTTTCTTGTAATGTCATGCTTCAAGTCCTCTTGTTTGTACCTTAGCAGTAAGTCTAGTAGACTCTACATTTTCGAGAGCAAATATTACTGCAAGGGAGATTAATTCTTCTGCCATTGTATCATTCAACTCAAACGTACCATTAAACTCGTCTGTAAACTTAGATGGCTCTTTTACATAAGTAATCTGTAATTCCCCAGGAGTCGCGTCATAATAATTATCATATAGTACAATAAGCGTATTATTTTCTATATAACCAACAGCATCCTTTATCCAAGGACGGTTGACGCGTGTTTGTTTAAATTTCTTTGCAATTTCATGATTAACAAGATCTACTATAGCATCTTTACCAGACAATTTTACAACACTTGTTACATAATACAAGAAATCTGAAGGTAAACTATATTGCATTGAATTATTAGCGAATCCTGACTGTGGATTTGTATTCTAAGTAGATGTGACAACAAGAGGCTGTATGTCCGATATAGCTTTTGTATCTGCTTCAAACGGAGCTCTCCTCTGGTTATTGCCAGTAACCTTCTATGCTATTAAGGCAAGATAGGCTTTATTAAGAATTGTAGCAATTTCGTAATTTGTAAGCGACGGATATGACGAAGTAACGTTGGCTTTGTCATATTCAATCATGAATTTTATTTTAATATCGTTGTGCGCCATATCTCGTTGTATTGATCGTTAGATCACTTATTTTCTACTTCGTTAATAATAGAAAGCCTCAAATCTTGGTTCTTCTTGTTGTCAAGATATGCGATAGCGTCAACAAGCGAATCAGCAAACATATCTGTACCATAGAAGTAATGTGTCTTATCTTTACGAATAACACCCTTTGCAATAGCATTCTCAAGAAGGAACTCTGTCTCTTTAGACTTGTTATTTACCCACTTATCAAAGAACTTCTTAGGATTCTTATCAACTTGATTAAACAGAGTAGACTCAACAAGTTCATTAGACATACGATCTGCACTCATACCAAACAGTCTGAGACACTGACGCATCTGCTCAAGCGACAACTTATCGAATTCCTTAATAGCATCACGACGCATCTTATTCTGCTTATTCTGCTCAATTGCCTCAGCCTCACGGTTGATCAACAGATAGTCTTTACCAGCATCAAGCTTATCAAGCGATGTAGCGACACGTTTGTGACCGCTAAGGAACTTAATAATCATAGCCTGACGAGGAATAGAATCGTCGAGAATAAGTGTACGTGCACCAATCTTTACTGAGAATGTAGTCCAAAAGTCAGACGTCTTAGAGAGATGTCCATCTTCATAACCAAGAGCTTTCTCAAAATACTTCTCATCTTCTGGGGTGAGACCCGTATATATCGACCCGGAACGTGTATAATATGGGGCAATGTAATCAAAACAATTCTTATACTTTACCAGCCCAATCCAGGGATTCTTCTTTTTAATCTTAAGTTCAACTACCATAATTTACATTAGTATGTTGAGTATCGAACAGGGGGTCTTTCGACCCCCGTCGAATACTTATATTTTTGATATGTGCATTAAATACCGCTATTAGCGATCTCAGTATCCTCTGCATCGCAGTACAGAATACCACAAGACAGCGGGTTACGTACGATGATACCAACCTCACCAAGGAAGTGAACCTGATAACCATCACGGCTATTAGAACGGAGTGTGTTAATGCTGTTTGCGTAGCCATTAGGAGCTACAGAACCGCCAGTATACCACTGAACGAATTCACGACCCTTACGACAAACCTTAACGATGTTAGACTGACCGTCGAAGTTGCTAATGTTAACAAACAGGAACGTGTAAGACATCAGAGGCTTACCAGTCAGCGGGTGAAGCTGACGGAACATTTCCATATTGTCGAACATAGGACAACGCTTCAGAGACAGCGTAATACCATTAGTCATGTTGTAAGTAGTGAACTGGCCACCGAGGGTCAGGTTCTGGCCACTACCAGTAACGAATACATTATCGCACAGGTTAAAGCTAGCAACCTTCTCCTTCAGGATACGGTCGAACTCACGAATACCCATCTCACCGGTAAGAGCAACGAACTTACGCTCGTTAGTACCGAGGATGTTGTAGCAGAGGTCGAACAGATAATCCTCAAACAGCTCAGCTGTCAGCTTGGTGTAGTAACGAATGTTAGCCGGGCTAATCTGCTCGAACAGACCAGACATCGTGGGAACGGGACGACCGTTGGTACCCTTATTGATGTAAGTACCATCACTCAGACGGTTGCTCTTAGAGAAGAGCAGAGCGGTTTCCTCACGCTTCTTCCACTCACGCAGAGCCTTCCAGTACTGATAGTCAGACCACAGATAAGACTTCTTACCAGTCTCAGGATCAGTCAGAGCGATAGCAAGTACGGTGCTGTAAGCATCACCAGTGATATCGTAGGTCAGACGAAGATTCTGCAGATGGTTGCGCATCTTAAACGGAGTCTGATAGTTGATGATATCAGCCTCGTCGCTGTACTCCTCGTAAGCAGAACCGATACGGCTTACCTGACGACCAGGAAGCAGGAGCTCACCAGGAATATAAGCGGCCTGTGAACCATCAATTACATAACACTCGTATACCCAGGTGCTACCATCCTGATAAGGAAGACCAGTAGTACGAACCTGGAAGTGGAAATCGTCGAAGCTAAGAACGGCACCAGGACCGAACCAACGCTCCTCCAAACCGAGGTAAATAGGAGTGTTGCCAAGACCAGGAGTCATGGTGTTCTGGTTATAGTTAGCCAGAGATACCTCCTGACCATTCCACTTAGCAAAACGAATATTAACAGCGTGATCGCTGTCAATCTGTACGGCCCACTCTACTTCTCGATTCTCAACAATCATGGTCTTACCCAGACCACCTGTGAGCAGATCGATAGTCGTAGAAATACCGTCATCTTTGGTACCAAATACCAGTGAAAGCAGACCAGAGATCTCATGAGGCTTGGTCAGCAATGCGTTTGAAATCATGTTCTCATCAACCA